GGAAATCAGCGGCCTGGCCATGCCACCGGTACGCCACTGGACCACGCGCAGCCCCTACCAGCACGGGCGCACCCATTGGGGCTACGCTTTCCAACCTCGCGTCGTGGACATCGTTCTGGCCACGCAGGGATGCGGCAGGTCGGGCATGTACGCGGACCGGGCGGCGAATGTGGTCATGCTCAACCCGATGAATGGCCCGCTGAAACTGCGGCTCAAGGTGCCACAAGCGAGCCTCGTCTATGAGCTGCATGAGGGTTGGTACGTCGGCAACTACGGGCTGGACAGCGCTGACCAATCGCAGGACGTGACGGGCATCTGGAACCAGATCGGCGCCACGTCCATCGAGTTCGAAGACCCGATCTGGAAGTGGACCAACTCGCCGCTTGACGGGGGCGAGAGCCGGGATGCAGATGGCCGGACGTGCATCAGTGACAACACCTGGACGCTGACCGGGGCGCTGGTACTGCCCTTCGTGGGACCGTACCTGCTAGGCACCACGACCGCGACCAATGTGCTGACCTGCACGAATGACGGGAGTTGGGAAACTAACCCACTGATCACCATGCTCGGGCCGATTGAAGATTTTGTCATCAGCAACGCTACGAACGGCGACCTGCTGATGTGGGACGGCTACAGCGTGGCCGGCGGCGAGACGATTACGATTGACATCAAGGGCAAAACCTGCACCACCGACCTGGGCGGTGGGACGACGGACGTGAGCACCTATCTGAGCGGGGATACAGGCTCGTTTACCTTGGACCCCGGCGCGAATACGATCAACGTCTTTGCCAGCGGTGGCGTGACCAACGCGGTGACGACGGTTGCCGTGTGCTGGTACGTGGAGCTACTCGGAACATGACGCAGAAATCGTTACACTGGGACGGCGCATCCATTGGAGACGCTGACACGCTGACTGTCAACGCAGCGGACGGCATCGGTTGGCGCCTGGGCAATACCGACTATGAGAGCCCATTCGTGGACCTGGCCTTGAGGATGATTCTGAACGGCACTGGCAACCGGGGGGTGCTCAAGAACTGGGCCAATGAACTGGCCGTGGCTGGCGTGGCAACTCCCGTCACCGTCGCCACCGGCGGCGCGATTGTCTACGGGATGCCCTACGAGAATACAGCGGTCGTCAACGTGGCGGTGCCTACGCCAACGAATGATACCCGCTATGACTACATCGTCTTGCGGCGCGACTGGACCGCGCAGACGGTCAGGGTGACCAGGATTGCCGGGGTAGAGGGCGGCGGCATCCCGGCGCTGACGCAATCGCCTGCGCCGAGTGGGACGGGCATCTATGACGTGCCGTTGGCTACGCTGTCCATCGACATTGCCGGAGCAATCACCGTCACGGATGCGCGGGAGTTCTGCCTATTCGGAACGGTGCCGGGGCCAGATTCTATCGGCACAACGCAAATCAACAACGATGCGGTAGATTGGGCTGATCGTGAAACACGCACCTGTCGTTATTTTTTGGCTGGCGGAGATTTTCGTCCCGCAACAGCGGCAGGGCAATTTACACCCTCATCTGGCACGACCGTTACTTGGACAGGCGCACCAACTTGGAATGGCGGTGCTACAACACAGGGTTGGCAACTAACAGGAAGTGCCTATGAAGCCGTGTATGCTTCATTCTCATTGCCACCTAATTACGCAAGTGGTGATATCACCACTTATGTCTGGTGGGTAGATAACTCCGGCGCTGCTTCAACTTTTTACATGCGCTCCAACTGCGTAATGTTTAACAGTGAGAGCACATGGCTTTGGTATCATGTCGGCACCCAAGAATCAACCTATATCAATGAAACGCTAGTTGCTAATGACTGGTACAAAACAGAGGGCGTAACTATTGAGTCTACAGTCAATTCACAAGCACTCACATATTGGCCAGATATAACTTTGTTTTATGTTATAAACTGGTATAACTCGGCGGGCGCAGAAGATATTAATATTCTTGGTGCCGAGCTTATTTACACAGGCTATGTCTAATGGCTGAAATCTCCTACCTTTGGGATAATCCAGGAACCGGCGACAGTCCAGGCGGTGGCTATGGGAATGCCAGCTTAAACCAGGTAATTTTCAGGATGCTGGTCAATGGCACCGGCAATCGCGGGGTATTTGATGGCTGGCTGAATGAACTGGAAGTGACCGATGGTGGCGGTTTGAATGCGGTAGTGGACACCGGGGCCGCAATGTGCTATGGCGTCTGGTATGAGAACGATGCAGCGGTCAATGTGGCCATCGGCAACAATACGACCGAATGGGTTATAGTGCGTGCCTCCTGGGCAGCGCAATCACGCTCATCGTTGACACAAGAGAATATTGTGAGTTCTCAACAGACATCTGGCCCTTTGGTGTTACAGAATCTCATATACAGACTGATGCTGTCACCGTTGCCAAGATGATTGATCAGGAAAGGTGGATTGACCGGGGTAGCGGGACTATACATCCAGATATAGCCAATCCTTGCACCTGGACAAATCAGAACTTTTCCTATCCGTATCGTGACGCCTGGAGTTTTGTGGATGCAGCGCAGAGCGGGGGATGGGTTACATTCCGAGTGCCAGCAGACTTCACGGGGGCAAACCTTGAGATTCATATTCGTACTAATCGCAGATTTGCCGTGACTGGCGATGTGCGATGGTGCTATAGTGCCTGGGTTGCAGCGCCTAGTGGGGTTCTTGCCAATGCAGCAGCATGTACGGTTGTAACGTACACTGGTGTTGCGGGCGATGAGAGCATTTGGGGCGAAAATATGGATTCTTCAATTGGGACTATAGCGGTCAATGCTGGCGACATTGTACATATACACGTTTACCGAGATGGGGCACATGGCACTGACAACCTGGCGGAAACGGCATTCTTGCACCTGATACGTGCAGAATACACGGCGGATAGCTAATGACTGAACGGTCTTTGTTTTGGGATGGAATAGCACTGGGCGACTGTGGCCCCTATACGACCACGCACCTGCATGATCAATTCTTTCGTTGCATTCTAAACGGCACAGGCAACCGGGGCGTAGTACGGGGCTGGCAGGGTGAACTAGAGATTTCGGGATCTAGTTCACCTGTTTCTGTGGCTACGGGTGGCGCGGTAGTCTATGGCAGTCTATTTAACTCAGATACGGCAACCAGCGTCAACATTCCAACCCCAGCGGCAGGGCTGTCACGCTATGACCGGATTGTCGTTCGCCGCGACTGGGCAACCTACACCACGCGCATTGCCAGGCGGGCAGGATTGTCAGCGGTTGCTCCTGCCATCCCCGCCCTGGTTCAGACTTCCGGTGCCACCTGGGAAATCCCATTAGCTACTATTCTAGTAGACGACGCCGGAACCCTGGCCCTGACTGACACACGAGAATTTTGTACTTTCCCGACTATCTGGCCGGCTAACATCGTCGTCGCTGGAATGTTTGAACAGGGGGCAATCACAACCGGCAAGCGACCTGATAGAGCCAGGTGGGATGCAAAGGGCTCTGGGCAATTCCAACCAGATAGCGTGGCCCCATGCACAGGGGTCGCCGGCGCATCCTATGACTATTGGAGCTTTGCCGATGCTGCATTCAATCGGGGATGGACAATGTTTCTGGGGGATGCCAGTATTGTCGGGGCGGTAGTTGACTTTTACGTCTGGTCTGTGCCAGATGTGAACGGCGCGGGTGCCGGTGTGGAAAACTGCCAATGGGACTATTCAATCAATTATGCCACCGGTGCGGGAACTCCCGCAAACGTCGCGGGCACTACCAATGTCGATCAGCAATTGAGACTAAATACCACGGTGTACCGTGACTTGCTGGTGGCAGGGGTGACACTCGGGGATGGACACATGGCAGCAGTGCGGTTGTCACGAGATGGTGCGGCCGATAGCTACAATAATGCCATGAGATTCTTGGCTATTGAGATGTACTTGACCGCCGACGCATAGGACGATAGGGGGCAGATTTGGCGACCTTTGGACAGTACAGAGTGTACCTCCTCGACTGGGATGGCGATACCGTCACCCAGCTATTCCCCGGCGATGATTTCCTGTCTATCGCCTGGGAGCACAAACGCAACCAGCCCGGCGCCTATCGCTGCGAGCTGGTGGGTGAGACGGCCACAAAAGATCGATTCCTCAAGCACTACCAGGTTTTGATCCAACGCAACTGGGGCAATGCGCCCGGCGACTGGTACGAGGAGTACGCCGGCTTCCACCTGGGCGCTGATGAGTGGTGGGTCAACAGCGACGAGATCGACGAGCATTATTATGCCTCCATCGGCCTGTCGCCTGAATGGTTAATTGATCAACCAATGCTACAGGCTGTAAGAAGGCAGCAAGGATGGCAGATTACTATTCCTGCTGGCGGGACAGTGGTTTGGAAAGACGCAGATGGTAATATAACGGACCCACCAGAGGGTATAATCCGTGACGGAAATAAATTTATCTGGCCATCACGGGTTCTTTACGATAAGTGGAGCTTGTATGGGGCGGCAGATGATATTGTTAAAACTATGGTAAGTGAGTCGATGGGAGGGGGGACTGAAGAAGTTAGGCAATATACAAACCTTGCTGTTGAAGGAGATGAGTCTGAGGGTAATTATATAGAGGGGGAAGGCAATTGGATTCGTCTTTTAGATGCTGTTGTTGATACCATTGGTGAAGATGGCAGTAGGGGAGGCTGTGACTTTCGGGTTGAGCGTGTGTCAGGAGGATATGAGTTCAAGACCTACGCGCCGTACTACGGCACTGACCGCAGGCGGGGCAATCCCGATGGCAACAAGCCGACCGTTTTCAGCTTCGAAAATGGCAATATGCGCAACCCGAGCTATCGCGTGTTGTGGGCCGAGGAGGTCACCGCCGCCTACGGCGGCTGGCAAGGTGGCGGCATGGAACGCGATATTGTAGCAGCTTATAATACCGGGGCATTTAATGAGACACCATATAACAAAAGAGAGGCATTTTACGATGTGCGTGACTTGACCACGTTAGATGGTGGCGTTACTTCTTTTTTGGAACAGAAATTGATCGACGATGGCTTGCAGACGTTCGTCACCGCCGAGATCCTCCAGACCGATGCCTGTCTCTATGGCCGTGACTGGGGCTTTGGCGATCTGGTCACGCTGGACCTGCCCGGCGGCCGTTCGTTCGATATGCGCATCGTCGAGGTGCAGGGCGCGATTGACGGCGAGAATGAGGAGCGGATCGAGGGCGTGATCGAGCTGTGGACCCGGGCGGCGGTGACCTGATGCCTATCTCCTGGGGCGGCGTAGCAGAGGGGCAGATCCGCAGGCTGGAACGGAGCCAGCGCCAGCAGGCCGGGGCAGTGCAGAACGCCGACAACTACCAGTTTGCAATTAGCCCGACCTGCCCACCGTCAACGAGTATCAACTTTCGTGGGGGCTTGTGCTGGAAGCCCCCAGGCGCAGGCACTGGGTACGGGTTCTATATTCCTGGCTACACCGTGGACCTGACCGATTCAGACAAAGTGTCGGTTCGCCTGGGCTACTTTGGCATAACCTACACATTCACTAATGCCAATTATTACATCGCCTGTTTCATCGTCCTATCCGGCTATGGTCTGGGTGCCCGCGAAACGTGGCCCGATACCGTCCCGGATGATTCAATTTACCTACGCGGGACGACCAGCGTCGCACCTTACCAGGAC